CAATAGTTCCGCCATCGTTTTCTAGCCTCGTAGTAAATTGGTCTACATAATCATCTGCTGGAGCAAAACAAGCAATCGCTGCCTCGTTCTGTATAGAGAGCGTTGTTTGGCTTCGCTTACCCCAATAGGTCTCACAATATATCTTTCCCCAATTACTCATTTCTTACTTTGTTTTTTTAAGTAGACCTTCAGCTTCTTGATGTTCTCCTGTTTTGGTTTGTAGATCTTCTTTATTATAAAACCCATCCATTGAAGTTTTGATTCTTACTAGGGTACATATCATCATTGCTGCTCGTATTGTACTCAGGGTACAAGCTGCTATAAAACGCCATGTGATCAACGAACCTACGAGAGTAATGCTCTGCGATGTCTCGCTCCTTTTGTACGAGGTAGTCCAGATCCTGTTTGGTAGCACTCTCGCCATTCTCTGCTCCCTTTACATAGATGCCTCCGTTTGCTACCTTATAATGGATGTAAGGCAGTATCTCGATGGCGGCATAGTGGATGACCATATCCTGAATATAGTTCGTGAAAAGCGTTAGATAGTTGCCTGAGAGGCTGTCTGCCGATATATCACTAGCTATCTTGTTGAACAACTTAGTACCTAGTATCCCTTGTATGTGGATGTCTTGAGCAATCTTGATGAACTGAATCATCTGATCTCTATCAACATTCCCATTGATACCTGTTCTCTTTATTACATCGCTAGGCGATACGAATAATACTTGCGCCATTATAATCCTCCTTGAATGTCCTTACTAGATGGAGGGTTCACAAAACCCTTGTTTCTCATATTGCTAGGAGTGATGCCTACCTTCGGATCGTTAGCCTCTGGTCTAAAGCCCTTCTGTCTTGCTTTGGTCGTGCTGATAGTTTCAGCATTCGGACTCTTAACATCAGGTCTTACTCCACCCTTGCTCATATAGGTTCTACGAACCCACTTGTGCTTACATCTCGCTCCACCCTTATACAACCAGATAGAGTAAGTATCAGCACCATTAACACCGAACCCAGCATTCACCGCTTGGTTGTCCATCATCAAGATGTCCTCCTTACGATAGACCTTATTCGCTGTCATCATCTTACGGCAGAACTCACGCTGTGGCGATTTGCTACCATCGTATCTGTAACGAACTAGGAACTGAGTACCCTCTGCATTCTCTCCATCTTGTTCGCTGTTGGCGTTAGGTCTTGCAGTACCAGTAGAAGCAAAGGTGAGCATCTTATCCAATGCCTCCTCAGCATCATAGTCCACATCTCGCTCATCTACTAATTCCCATTGATCCTCATCTACATCTTCTCCTAATGCGATAAGCTCATCAACCATGCTGTCGTATTCCTTCGGCATATCCATAGAACAAGCACTCATCTTAACACCTGTCTCCTCCTCTACTACCTCAGTAGTTGTTGCGTTCTCTAAGTCCGTAAACTCGATAGGAGTAAGTGTCTTGAAGTATAGGTTCAACGCTACATTGTTGAAGGCTAGTATCTGATCAAGTGCTGCAATGACTTGCTCTTGCTTTGGTTGGATAACCGAGTTATCAAACAACTGGAAGGCTGTCTTAATCTCATCAGCGTTATTACCTAGACCTGTTTGGTCTTTAACACCGAACAACATAGGGCTAGTGATTCTATGACCTACCAACACCTTCTGCTGACACTCTCTAGATAGGAACTCGTATTGGTTGTGAGCATCGCTCAACTGCACAGGCTCGATACTCGCTGCGCTGTTAGCATCATCGTTAAACGCTAGAATGAACTTACCAGCATTGCTAGAGCCACCCCACTTCTGCTTAATCTGTGATTCAATAATATCACGCTCCTCCTCTGGAGGTACGCCATTGTTGAAGTTCACAATCATCGAAGGTGCTAGACCATTCTTGATATTGTTGATGTGGTAGTTCGCTACCTCTCCTTCTAGTTCTGCGTATGGTAACGCTCCCTGATAGTCTACTGGTGAGTAGTAGTAGCTTCCTGATCTATAAGGACGGAAGTAAAGTATCTCTACCTTCTCCTCTCCACCACCATACCCAAAGGCTGGGATGCGTTCTACGCCCTTCTTAGAGCGTACCTCGCTCCATTTGTAAGCATAGTAATAAGCTTCAACTTCGCCTTCCTCATTGCACTTCTCAGCTCGTAAGCATTCAACAGGCATATGGTACACCTCAACGATCTTGCTCTTGTCTCTGTTGTAGATGACTTGGAACGCTCCGTTCCCTAGCAAGTAGTAGTCATTGATGACCTTCTTCAGTTCGCTATCCTTAATCAGCTTACGCAACTGCAAGTACCCTTCTGGGTTATCTCCTGAGTCCGTAGCATCGATACCCTTACCGAAGATCATATCTATCACACCAGATACTACTGCGTTGTTTGTAGGTGAGCCGTTGTATCGGTCAATCAAATACTGGAAGTAGTTATTGTCCTCTCCATATTCTACCCATCCGCTGCGAGCGTTCTCTGAGATAGATGGTGAGGTATAGCTAGATAGCTGTACGAAGTTGATGTTATTCGCCATAAATCTTAAATTCGTTATCCATTGTCTTTTCTGTTGTCGCTAATTTAGGTTGATATGTAGCAACATCAGATCCTGATGGAATAATATACATACGATCCTGAGAAAGTAGTTTGATTAGACCAGAACCTCTGTCCTCCCACACTTGTATAATGTAAAAGCTTTCGCTTAATAAATCTGAAATATCATAGGTGAAGGTAAGCAGCTTATTGAAGCTATCGTATGTCCAAGTTATCGGATAACCTTGAAACACATCCTTACGCTCATCCTCAGATATAATCTTTAATAATATCGGGACTGGATTATATTGGTCAAAGTCATTCAAGGTATCATCTCTCAGATACATCTTGATCGTAGCCGTTGTATTTTCTTCTACAATAATCATATAATTATAAAACCCAAAAAGATATATGTGGTATATTTGCAACTCATTGCTCTCTTAGGTAGGTGAGATTCCTACCAAAAAAGAACCCCCTCCAGAAATGGAAGGGGTTTTTTGTTTCTAGTCTACTGACTCTTAGATGTCAGTAATAACTGATGCATCAGCACTAATCGAAGCATCTACGAAGTTCGCTGGAATCTTCTCTTGCGCTGTGAAGGTCAAAGTGTACCCTGATAGATCGCCCATTGCCGCACCTGTTGCGATAGAGCCACCTGATACCTCAGCACCATACTCCAAGCCCATCAAGAACTTGTTTCCGTTGTTATCTTCAATGATGACATGAGGTCTAGCGTAAGCGAGTAGCTTCAACTCATTGTGAGTCTGCTTAGAGAGCTTCTTGAATGTCAAGTTCAATGTCTGCTCGTAGAAAGTAGTTCCGTTCTCACGAGATGAGTTTACCGCTTGTTCAAAGCTAGAGTTGCCCTTTACCTTAAACTCAAACCAAGTAGGAGTACCACCGAATTAGTCAATCACATCAGTATCTGTTAGGTCATAGGTAGGATCACCTAATGTTCCGAAGTCTGCAAAGTACACAGAGGTGATACCACCTACTACATCCTTACAAGGTTCGTTTCTTCCTTTTGTTAATATACAAGCCATTTGTTTCTATGTATTAAAAAAGGGTAGGCAGATTGAACCCACCTACCCTTCTATTGGTTATTATCTAACTACTGATTAGGTGTAGTAAACTACATCTGCACCGATACCGATTTGACAACCAGCAGCCATACGCATAATCACACGAACATTCTTGCTACCATCAAGGTCAGCCATGTCTAGCAATTTCACTTCTTGCCAGTCAGCCAACAATGAAGTACCAAAGAACAAGTTAGACTTCTGTGCAGCGATCATATCGTTTGTAGGCAAACCAGAAGCAACGAACAACTTAACACCATCGAAAGCCAAATCGCCTCCGTTGTACCAAGTAGTACCAGCGTTGTTCACACCATTAGCACCCAAGCCTGAAGCACCGAAGCCACCCAAAGCACGAACATAAGAACGAGCGATGTGCTGAGATACATAGATGTATAGATCTTCCTTGCCGTACAATGCAGCTGGGATAGCATCTACTACTTTACCAAGCTCTGTGATAACATT